CCAAGCCGGCAGCTGCCGATGCGCTGCCGCTCGCAGCATCACGAGCACTCTCGGCAGCCTCCTGCGCATCTTTCGCAGCTTCGGCGTTGGCTTTTGCCTGTGACGCCTCCTGCTGCAACTGTGCGGCCAAATCATAACCGCCGATGTCCTCAACGGTAGCTTCCAGTCCGGCATTGACAATGCCCGTACCGATGCGGCTGTGCCACTCGTTCAATATTTCGGCCAAACTGTTCGTGCGTTTGGCGCAAACGGAAAACTTGAGTTCGCCTTTAAAGGCCATCGGGGCCGCGCCGACCACCCAGTCAAACTCAATTCCTGTTGCATCCGCGACAATGCTGTCAATCAAATCGGCGCAGGGCTTCTTTGCCGCATTTTCACAAGAAACCTTCCACGCAAACCCATCCGCGAGGTCTACGCCCTTATAGGTGCGGCCCTCAATTCGGAAGTGTTTCCTTTCGATTTTTCGCTCGCCAGCGACGCCGAAGTTGATCTCCGAGTCCGGCACTTTAATTTCGCGGGTTGCGGCGTTGATAATAATAGTTTCTGCCATACCTTTAGTTCCCTCAGTAATACAGCAATGTAATATCCCGCATAGGGTATCCACCAGAAGCATTTTTTACATATATAGTGTTTCCTGCAATGCGGATACTTTCAATAACATTTGAGGAGGCATCACCAGAGGCACGGCCAAGGCCAGCAACACCAACCAATGTTCCGCCTGTAAGCGTGTAATGCCATTCCATACCGGGATACTCATGCGGCCAATCAGATACACGCAGCGCCATAGTTTTTAGCGCTGCGGCGCTTACGCTGCCATCGCCCGCATGACGCCCAGGCGGAATTGTAACTTTACCGCCAGGTACGATTTGTGCGCTCCAGTTTCCTCTGTCCACAATACTCCCGGCCACATGGAGGCCTTTGGACGATGATGCCGCAGTTCCTTGCATAATGTCAGAAGCCGAAGCATCTCCCAGCAACGATGCAACCGCTTCCAAACCGCCCTCCGTATAGCCGTTTGCTTTATACATATAAAGCTTTCCGTTTTCCAACGTCAGTTTGTCGGCGTCCGGCCAGCTTCCGTTATTGCGCATTGTACCTTTTTGCAGCGTTTTGCTTCCGGCATAGAACGGCACTCCATCCAGCACCTGCGAGGCTTTGGCGGTGGCCCGTGCCAACTTGCCGGAGGATAATCCACCGCCGCCATTAAAATTTAACTGTTGCCCATCAAAGGTAAAGATTGCCCAGCGTCCGGCCACAATAGTGTCACCATCCACGGCATCCGCACCGCAATAGGCGGGCACTGTCGTGCCGTTAACCGTCCATGTGTCGCCGCTGGCCCATGCTGCGGGAATTTTGCAGCGTCCAACAGCGCCCGATCCAGTCAGCTGATACACTTTGCCTTCTTTTTTACAGGTATACAGCTGCACTGTCACATTGACAGCACCGAGTTCCGCAGGATCATATTCTGCAAAGGCTTTCGCCACACGGTTTTCCAGATCGTTCATCGTGGTGGCATCAAAGGCGTCACCCTCTTCCATGACAAGACCTTCTGCGCGGGAGACTTCATACTCATTGTCGTTTTCCGTAGGAGTCAACCTACGGCGGGCAGGATGCTCGCTCTGGCGGTCATTCCACACTTTCTTCTCAAACATTAAATCACTCCAATCTCTTGTCCGGCGCAAATTTCTCCGGCGTACTGCTTTACGCTGTTGCGCTGCCACAGTTCGTGCAGACTCCACAACACCTGCTCCATGTCATTGATGGCGCTGTACAGCGTGCTCGGCGCTGTGGGAATGTTCGGTGTACCGGGCAGCGTGTAGTATGCAGCCCGCACAGTGGCGAGGTTGTCCAAAATACGCTGCATCTGAGCGCGGGTCAGCAGCCCCAGCGACGTCCATGTGCGGGTGTCGATCTCTACGCCCAGAAGCTGCGCCATGTGGGCGGTGTTGCCCTCGATGCGATTTAGCAGTTCTGCCGTGATATAACACTTTTCCGCTCCTGCTGCCACATCGGCGGCAGTTCGGTCATAAACAGGCGTCTGCCACATTAGATGAAACTCCTTTCGCCTGCGTGGATTTCTTCACCCGCATAGGCTGCGGCATTGTTGGACAGCTTACGGCCCACAATCTTCGCGTCGGCCAGAAAGCCGCCAGTCAAATCAAATTCCAACTTCGTAACAACACCGCGCACCATTTCACCGCCGAAACTCTCCACGATCAGACGGTCAGCCAGCTTCTCATCCCCGGCGACCATGCGGAAGGTCTGCTCATAGCGCTGGGCGTAGTAGTCCAGCACGCGAGCGGCCACTGCGGCAGCCCTGTCCGGGCTTACAAGGGTCGCGTCCGGCACGGACACTTCATTGCCCTGCGCGTTTGACGGCAGATTTGAGGCTTCTCGCCGCAGGACGGTAGCGCTGTCACTGTACTTGCGCCCGGTCACGCAGACTTCGGCAGCCTTGCTCACGGTCAGCGTGCAGTGGTTCACGCCTCGTTCGCTCAGCTCTGCGCCCCTGACGGCCAGACTGTCGGCCACTGCCGGAGCATCAAATGTCACACGGTAAGTGCCCGGTTCAAGGGTGTCTTTGTACAGTTCCTCCGACGCCTCACCGGGGATATAACGGTGCGCTGTCACCGACACCGCAGTTACAAGCGTAAGGAGCGTGACTTTGCTGCCGTCCTGCAGGCGGCGATCTGTTCCAATCAGACCACTGGCACGCTGCGGAGCGGGCACGATTCGGATGATTTCGCCTCGGCTGCAGTCCACCACCGCGCCAATGGCAAAGGCAAGCTGCTGCAGCGCTTCGCGCCGTGTTCCGGCAGGGATGTAACCCTGTATCCGTTCTTCGCCCAGAACGCTGTCCAGTGTGTAAGGATAGCCGCTTAGGATTTCCGCTGCCAGCGACGCCACATGGGTGTCATATACTCCGCCGTCAAATGGAGAGCCATCAAGCAGGCCGATGGTGTCGATTGCCGTAAAATCGGCCAGTGTGTCATCCTCGTTCGACCAGTCGTCCAGATAGAACGTACCCATGCAGTAGCTTGTCGTGCTCGTATCGTGGGCGCTTCGGCGCACATCCTCCCACACAGTCAGCTTCTGGCGGTGCTGCAGCACATCAAAATAGCCCTCCGGGTTTAAGATGGAGAAGCGGCCCTCTTGATTGAAGAGCGTTAGGTTCAGTGTGTTTATGCTGACCTCTGCGCTCAGCGGGTCACATTCCTCCAACACATGAGCCTTGATGATCTCCTCTCCGGAGAAGTGCAGATACACACCATAGTCAATCCCGGCCAGCTTCAAATACCGCCCCGGCTTGTTCGTCTCCAAAAACATCAGTTGGATGCGGCGATAGTTCTCCACCTTGTGGGCGCAGTAGTAGTCCACGGCGTCCGGAGTGAACATGGTTACGGCCAAAAGGCCATCGTTGGCATCGTACCACTGAATTTTGACCTTGCTCGCCCAGTCATCTGTCGGGGAGTAGAAATGCAGTGTCAGACCGCTGCTACTGTGATTCTTGTCGAAGCGGATATTCAGCACGGGCGGATTGGCAAAAGCACCGTTTCCGTTCGACTGTTCCGTGCTCCAAAAGCCCCAGAAATACTGCCGAGGCGTTTCGGGAAAAAACAGGAAGCTGCCGTCCATGAGCCATTGCCGCGTTTCCAGCGTGCCGTACTTGTTCTGATTCGGCACGGATTCCAACAGTAAATCCTTGCTTAAATTGCAAAAATCCTTTGCATCCTCCGTGACGGGGGCGCTGTCGCTCCGCGCAGTGACATCGTACAGGCCGAACTCCACGCGGGTGCTTGTGTTCATGGTCGTTCGCCTCCTTTATGTCCTTGCAGGCTTCTGGGCAATAAAATTCGCGGTCAGATTCTTCCAGTAGTTTTTTTCAGCCTTTTTCCGCAGCAATTCGTCGCCGACATTGGAAAAGTAAGCTGTAAAGGTATAGTCGCCGTCTTCATCTGGCACTGTAACCTCATGGAACTCCACAGGCTCTGTCAGCTTGTCCCACAGTCGGGCGTATTCCTTGCGATCCAGCCCCGGCCCAAATTGCAGCTTGTAGTTGAAATATACGCCAATCAACTCGCGCCTGAGGTGGCCGTTGGCGAGGCGCTCCGCGTATTTATCCAGAAAATCCGCGCTGCGCTTTACGCTTAGCACGTCGATTTTGAATTGTTCGCCGTCAATTACGATCATCAGTTTCCTCCCACCACAAGCCGCGCACCACGGCGGGCTTTTTCTTTGTCGATGTAGGGCATCAGCAGGCGCACAAGCTGCTCCAGACCGCCGCTGGCGGCAAAGCGGATCGTAATGTCCTGCCCGCCCCACTCGGCCAACACCTCGGCCAGCGCCTGCTGGATCGTTTCAAGAGGTGCTTCCACGTTCGTGCCGTTCGTCTGGTCGCCCAGCACAGCAAGAAATTCGTGGTTTGCCGGAATGACTGCGCCCTGTGCCAGATAGGGAATTTGCGGTGCGGTGATGGGGTCGATGTTGAAGCCAATCTTAGCCGTGCCCAGTGCATCCTGTGCAAATTCGGGCACATCAAAGCTGAAGCCGTTCAGCAGACCGATGACAGCGTTCATGCCGCCAACAATCGCCGAAATCATGCCGCTTATAATGCGGATGATGCCGTTGACCGCGCCGCGCACCACAGAGGTAATGCCGTCCCAGATAGAGGATACCGTATCAGCCAGCGCCGACCATGCGGCAGTCCAGACAGCGTTCAGCGCCGCCCCTGCCATCGACAGCAGCAGGGAAAGACCCTTCCAGAAATTGCTCCATGCGGTGGTGACGTCCTCCCAAATCTGCATGGCCGCCAGCTTGATAATCAGCCAGCAGGCCGACCACGCTGCTTGCAGCGCCGCGCCTGCCATGCGTAAGGCGAGGTCAATTCCTTTCCAGAAATTGCTCCAGCCTGTGGTGATGCTCTCCCAGATTTGCAGACCGATCAGCTTTATCGTCAGCCACAGAGTATCCCAGATATGCTGCAGATTCTCTCCGGCAGTGTTCAGCGCCTGTGCCAAATCAGCAAGTGTCTGCGAAAAGTTCTGTTTAATTTCGTCCCAGTGGGTCACCAGATAATTGATGATAACTGCCGCGATAGAGGCCAGCACCGCCAGCAACAGCACAGGCCATGCACCGATGGCTGAGATGACCGTGACGATCAGCGAGCCGAGGCCGCTCAAAATAGCAGGAAGCACCGTGTCAAGAATAAACGTGCCAATCACAGGCAGCAGGCTCACGGCCAGCGCCGCCATCAGAAGCGGCCAGCAGTTGGAAATGAGTTCGGCAACCTGCGCCAGAATACCGACCCAGTCTACCGCCTGCAAGCACTCCATGATTTTGCTGCCGACAGCGTCCCAGTCAACTTGACCGAGAATCGTGTTGATGGCCTGCAGCACATCCAATGCCAGCGTGCTTAACGCAGAGAACAGCCCCGGCCAGTCAATCGCGGCAATCATCGTCACGATGTTGTGCCCGAGGTCATTCCAGTTTGTGCCCTGCACCGCCGCAATCAGCGCGTTCAGCAGGCCGATGGCAAAGCCACTTACGCCCAGCCCCGCTTCCAGCCACGGAATGTTGGTGATGGCAGAATTGATGCACATTGCAATGCCATTGCCTAAATCCGTCCAGCCGCTGTAATTCAGTACAAAGTTATACAGCGTCAGAATGGCTGCACGCATCCCATCCGTCAGCACACGCCCCAGCGTGTCCCAGCGCAGTTCAGTTACGGCAGTTGTCAGTCCCTCTGCAATGCCCGCGCCCAGACTGTCCCAGTGGATGCGCTGCATCAGCGTGTCCGCAAAGAGCAGCGCTGTGTTCAGCCCTTGTGCAATGGTATGTCCGATGGCAGTCCACAGGCCCGGTACTTCGATAAAACCATTGATGCAGTCGGCAATGTTTGTTGCCCACTGCACAGCCTTATCCTGTATATCCGGCCATGGGATGGCGTTCAGACTGTCACGCAGCTTCTCGCCGATCAGCTGCCCGACCTTGTACCAGTCGCCCTGCTCTATGGCATCCATAATGCTGTCAAGGAATGGATTCTCCGCAGAAAAGTCGAAGTCCGGGGTAATGCTGTCTGCTCCACCACCGCCCCCGCCGCTGCTATCGTCGGACTGCTTGTTCAGCACGTTCAGTTCGTCAAAGGCGGCCAGTTCACCATTAGCGTCCTTGACCTTCTTCGCTGCGCTGCCCGCCGCCGATCCGACGCCGTTCATAGCCTTGGCTGCTCCGGCGCTGGCGGAGATTGTGCGCCCGGTAAAGAACGCCACCAGCCGCGCAATGTAACTGAACACCATCGCCGCCGCATTTGCCAGCGCAGTCAGCGCGGGGGTAAGTATCTGAATGATGGGCGCGGCTGCCGTGGCCGCTGCGCCCTGCAAGTTGCCGAGCGCCGTCCGCAGGCTGGACGAAGACAGCAGCGCCGTCCCCATCCAGTTCGTCAGCGTCCGGAGCCCGGAGGAAAGCACATTGAACACCAACGCGCCGGACACCAGCCCTGCCAGCCGCTTGCGGAAGTGTTCCGTGCTCTGCGCAGCCTGTGCCAGCCGTTCCTGCACACTCTGGGCTTTGCTTTTCACAAAATCAAAAGCCTTG